CTAGTGGAGGCTGCTGATGCACTGCTTGCGGCAGCACTGGCTGAACCAGAGGAAGCACTCTCACTACCAGAAGCAGCACTAGCGGAACCAGATGCAGCAGTAGCACTGTTGCTCGCAGCAGTAGCACTGTTAGCTGCGTTAGTTTCAGATGTAGATGCGTCAGATGCGCTAGAGCTTGCAGTACCTGCGCTAGTAGCGGCAGCAGAGGCACTGTCAGACGCACTGGCAGCACTTGTAGCGGCGTTAGTGGCGCTGGTGGTAGCATTCTGTACAGCAGTCATGTTATCGGCTACAGACGTAACGTCAGAGCTTATACCGGCCACTGTGTCTACGTCACTACTAATACCAGCTACAGTTGATACATCACCAATGTTACCCGCTACTGTGCCTATGTCACTTGCATCGGCAATGACAGTGTCCATCTTAGACTCTAGGCCAGCTACGGTTGTTACGTCACTGCTTATACCTGCTACGGTAGTTACGTTACCGGAGATACCAGCTACTGTACCTATGTCGCTTGCGTCAGCAGCTACAGTATTGATGTTTGTGTTGTTACTTGCTACAGTGTTTACATTAGCAATGTTGTCACCAACAGTGTTTACGTTGCTAATGGAACCGGCTACTGTGCCGATGTCTGAGGCATCTGCGGCTACTGCCGTGATGTTGGAAGAATTAGTAGCTACAGTGTTTACGTCATTGATATTACCTGCAACAGTGTTGACGTTAGCGATGTCGTTGTAGACACCTGTAATCTCTGTAGTCTTAGCTGCTACTGCTTGTACTTCAGCACTGTTTGCCGTACTAGCAGAGTTTGCTGCTGCGGTCGCTGAATTAGATGCTGCTGTGGCTGAGTTAGACGCTGCTGTGGCAAAACCTGCTGCGTCTGTTGCTGAACCAGAGGAAGCCGTTGCGTTGTCGGAAGATGTACTGGCGTGGCCTGAAGCTGCTGTTGCTGAGGCGGCTGCGTTAGTCGCACTTGTGTTGGCGTCAGTAGCACTACTAGCTGCTTCACTTGCTTTAGTAGTGGCTATACCTGCCTGTGTAGTTACTGCGGATATTGTGGAATCGTCAGTTGAATCACTGGCTCCTCCTGTTCCTCGATAAATAGCCATTCATAGCCCCTACGAAAAAAAGTGATGATAAGAAATGAGGGTGTAAAAGAAGGGACTCCCGTTAAGGAGCCCCTTAGTTGTCTTAGCCGTTTACAGCTAGAACGAGACCTGCTTCTGGACGAAGTACCTGAGTACCGTACAGAGTGTCAGCAGTGTAAAGGGTTCCTAAGAACTCTTGCTTGTACTGAGTCTGAGAGCGAACACCCTGCTGCTCAGCAAGAACCATAGCGTCCTTGTGGAACAACAATGCACCTTTAACTTCACCACCAGCAGAGTTCTGGGCAGCAGTCTCAAGTACAGGACAGTTAGAAGTAGTGTATACGTCAATGCCGTACAGGTTACCAATCTGACCGTTCTTAACACCACGACCATCTACGAAGTCAGAAGACATGTAGCGGTCAACGCCCATGATAGCGTTACGAATGGAAGGAGGAACTACGAAAGAACGACCGTCCATAGGTACGTCTGCGTCATCCAGCTTCTGGATAGCAGCGCGGAAACCAGCATCGTTAAATACGTCACCAGCAGCTACAGCGTCAGCAGCGTAAGTTTCGATACCAGCAGAGCCAGAGAAGTTGTAAGTGTTGCTGTGAACCCAGTCAGAACCGGAACCGTTGTCGTCACCAAACTTCTTACCCAAGTCAAACAAATCACTATCAATCTGCTTAGCTAGGCCATAACCTGCATCACCAGTGTAGAACTGACGGAGAGAAGCAAGTGCCTGAACTTCGGTGATGTCTTCGATAAGACGAGAGAATTCAAAGTGCTTGTCAATTGCAATCAAGACTTCTTCTTCAGTGCTGTTCTGAATGGTTACGGCTGTACCAGCGGCTTTAGCGTTAGCTGAACCACGGATAGGCTTAGGTACGTGAATGGTATCGCCTTTCTTACCTGACATACCCATCTTCTTAACGAGGTTGGCAATGACGAGGTTAGACTTATAGGCAGCGACAACTTCGTCACTCCAGATTTCTGGGATAAACTTAGCGGCGCTAGTGTTAGTTACTGCGCCAGTTTGTGAGGGATATACTGATGTAGCCATGAGATAATACCTTTAAATGATAATAGTTAAGTTAGCGAACTCTCTTTTCGGCGTAAGCTAGGCCAATTTCATCTGACAAAGCTAAGTACCGTTCTGGGTCGTCCTGCATTAGTTTAATAATGTCTGAGCGTCTGTAAATCTTCCTAGACTGTTGTTGTCCATTGCCCTTTGTACTTCCTGTAGAAGCTGTCTTAATAGCAGCCTTACGTCCATCTTTTTCAGCAGCTAAGGTCTGAGAAACAACACCTTGACGTTCTTTCCAATTAGAAAGGAGTTCATCAGCGGCATCGTAATCATAACCACGGTCTGCTTGGGCAAAGAGCTGTGTTCTAATCTTAGAGCCTTTAATCCACTCAACAAACTTAGCGTCCTGTAGAATCTGCGGCATATCGGGATGACGTTCTTGCAGTTGTGTCCTCGCGGTATTACGCTTGTTATCTACATTAGCCTGTTCAGCCTGTTTAATAGAAGGATGATTAGCAATTGCTCTTGCGACAGCCTTGTCTGGGTCTGAGAAAAAATCTACATCTTCATCAGGGTCTTCAGTTGGTGCTGGTGGTGCTTTGGTGTCGAGTTGTGTCTGGATATAACTGTCAACAACAGAACGTAGCTCCCCTACTTCTCCGCTTTGTCTACCTAGTAGCTTCTCAGCTTCTTGGTGCATCCTTACAATTTCAGCGGTTGACTTTCCTTTGTACTTCTCGGGGATTTCTTCTTCTTCTTGAGGAGGTTCAGGGGTTGACTCTTGCGGAGCTTCCTGTTCTTCTTCTTGTTCAAAAGTAGTAATTTCTTCGTCTGGGTTGTCGTCTTCTGGACGCTCGTCTATCAGTGTTGCCATTATTAAACTCCGTGATATATTATCATTGTGGAGGTTTTAGTTAAGTAAAGCTTCTGCTTACGCAGAGTTGGCCTTACGCTCTTGCTTCAGTTTTTGTTCGCGCATCTTCATCCACTTCATCGTTGCACCTACGTTATCACCAGAAATGGGGTCAATCTTATTGCGAACGGGGGAAATAAGTTTATAAGCAGGAAGACTACAATCTGTACACTCAACCTGCTTTATTTCGTTATCAACAAAAAACTCATTGACATGTCCGTCAGGACACTGGAAATCAGCCATTATACGCATCAAGGTCTTCCTCTAATGCTTGTTCTTCGGCTGCTCTAATCTGTTCTTCTAAGTTAAGTAGACTAGCTATGATAGACAACTGACCCTTGCGGAACTGTAGGTCGTTAAGGTCTGTGGTGTTCTCTACTGAGTTAATACTTACAGTGTTTTCTTTTAAATCACTCAGTAAAGACTTCCAGCCCTCATTGTGAAACAACGAGTACATACTTTCGTAGTACCGTTCTAATTCTTTGTCTATCATACTGTTTATCCCTTTAGGACAGTTTTGTTAAGAAGTAAAGTATCAACTTAAAGAATACTATAGTACATTATAGCAAAGTTTAAGCTAAAAGTCAAGAACGATTTCTTCTTAGCCTTGTTTTTAATTGCTCGTTGCCCTCTGATGGGCATCTTGTTGCTTTTAGGTGCCTTCTTTTTTTTACCGTCACACATTGAACATGCCATTACTTTTTCCTCGATTTAGCCCCAGAACACTTCCAACGCTTACGTGAGAGGTTGTTGGGGGTGTTGGGGTCATTCTGTTTAGCTTTGGGTAAGCCCTTCTTAATACCTAAGCTCCTAGCGCAGTAGCTGTCTCCCTTGGCCGTCCCCGCTTTTACACGGGAACCTCCATCCTTTGCCTTACCAGCCTGACCGTAGCTTACCTTCTTACCACTAGCTGTCACCTTAACCTTTGCTTTGCCCTTTCTTGGCGTTGCCATTGGCTTTCTCCTTTGTTAAGGCTTTAACCTCTGCTTCTAGTTTATCAATCTTTTCGTTAGCTACTTCAAACGCTACGTTAATTTGCTCTAGCGCGCTGTTGAACTCTCTCTGTGTAATAATCATTGTGGGAATTGCCCTTGTGTGGGTTCCTGCATCATTGTGGGTGGTTGAGCTACTGGTTGCGGCTCAGGTTGTGGTTGTGCCTGTACAGCGCCTTCTTTAACGGCTACTTCTCTTTCTTTAAGGAGCTGTGTAGAGATTTTAAGGAGCTTCTCGAACTCTTTGTCGTCTGTATCTCCAGCCTGTAGGTTAGTCGTTACAGCCTTAATACGAGCAATCTCTGTCTCTTGTGGAATAGCCTGTGCTTCAGCCATTGCTTTAACTGCACGAGCTTCAGACTCTTTAGCTTGTCCGTTGAGTGCTCCAGTCTGTGACGCTTGGAAGGCCAAGGCAGCTTGTTGTGTAGCTTGCTGTGCTTGCTGAGCCTGTGGATTAGGCTGGTTAGCTGCATCAAGCTTAGCAATAAGCTCTTCACGGTTAGCTAAGTTCATGTTGTCAACAATAGACTTAATCAACTCAGGGTACATCGGAGTTTCTGGTGACATAGTTTGTAGTAACTGTACTAGCTGTGTAACCTCATACTCACGAGCAATAATGCCTAAAGAGCTTGACACATCAAACTTATAGTCAGCAACTGGGTACATCTCAGGCTCAAACTGCATGTAACGGTGAGCAGCTTTGGTGACGAAAGGAATAATGAATGATTCTTGGAAGTTAATCAATGTGCGCTTGTGACGCTTAATGATGGCTCCTAAGCTCATAGAGATGCCCGCAGCGGTCGCATCGCCATTAATAGACCCTGACGTACCAGCACTGTCTATAGCGCCTGTAGCGGTCTGTACCATGCGTTGTAGCTCACTTGCCTGTGCAAAGGTAATGTTCTGTACCTGCCCAAAGTTAAAGGGCTGTAGAATCTCAGCAGGGTTGCCGTTTGTCAAGATAACTTTACCAGCACGTATCTCTGGTTTAGCACCACGAGGCATACGAGAGGCATCCATAGCCAACATAGGGTGTACAGTAAGAGCGAGAGCATCGATTCTAGCGCGTAGTTCTGCGTCTAACGCCTTTTGGGAGTT